ATTTGTTGATGGCAAATCTTGCCATTTAATAACTTTTTCACCATCGTCTACTTTAAAAAATCCACCATTGTAGTAACTGATATCAACAATTTCATAATGAGGACCTTCAATAACGACAAGATACCGCCCTGCGCTTACAGGCTTCTCTTCTTTTAATTTTTTCCACATCATATCAATTCACCCGATAACTTATAGAGACATTGTACTGCAAGAAATCACCGTTGTTGCCAAGGTTTTGTACTTGACCCTGTAAGCACTCTAATTGACCGACTGAGAAATATTCAAAGTGAGCTAGCCAAGCATCTGTAAGTTTTGTTATTGCCAATTCATGAGTATTTAAACGGGCCATGCAGTTGATAGAGATAATCCCTGTTCGTCTTGTGCAAGGTGTATCACCAATTGCTGCAATGATTGAACCACCCCACAACACGTTAATGTCACACCAAAGACCATCAGCAGGAACTGTAAAATCCTTATTAGGATATTTAATTCTTGTTTGCTCAACGCCAGTAAATGCCATTGCTCTAGTGATAATGGCTTGTCGTGCTTGATCTAAAGTCATTGCCATTTTAACCACCGTATTTCTGAGCAATATAATTAAAAGTTAGGCCATAGACACCTTGAGGGGCTTGTCTTGAATATCCGCCTGAAGTTTTCGTTGTTTCAGGCTTATCTGTGAAGTCGCCATACTCAATCTTAGTCGCATAAGGCGCATTTGTTTGGATGTAGACAGTTGAGTAAGGAACTAGGCGAGATAGAGCGCTTGTGCCCTTACTAATGGTTGAGCCACCACCCTTGTCTTTCTCTGATTCATTAAACGATTGGTCAGTCTGGTTAATGCTGACTCTGTGTGATGCTCTAAAAGCTCCTGTGTCTACAGGACTGGCTAATACAACCCCACCCAATGCATCAATGACAATATCTTTTTGTTTTTTTGTAAGGTCGGCTTCAATTGTTTTAATGAAGGCACTCGGTTTGTTGTTCCAGCCCATCGGTAATCACCTCTACTTTTCCAAACAGAATTTCAAATACTGCTTCACTCCCTACAGTAACAACCCGACCATCCATAGTTGTTTTATGCCGAATTAGGTAACCCTTGTTGGTGTCAGCAAAGATAACGAACTTACATTCTTCGCCATCTAACATCACTTTTTTAGGTCCATTGTTCGATTTGCGAACTTCAACGTGATAAACGCCACCTTCATTAATGGCCTGAGTAATTAGATTTCCATCATCCAATTTAATCATTACACCTTCCTCAATTGGGCAATCCATGTTGCGTCCGCTGGATCATGACCACAACTCATAACCCGATAATTACCACCTTCAATTACCCAAATATCATTCACATCTGGTTCAACTAAAGTTTCAGCCGCATCTTTCACTTCATTTTGCAGTAGCACGGCTTTAGAGTCTGTTGCTCGGTAATCGATAGGCTTAACCAAATCTTTTGACCAGCTTCCAAATAAGACACCACGACCCCCATATACATATTCGGTGTATTCATCCTCACCTATGGCTGGATTAGAGCTAACAAGCTTTTTACGGGTACATGTAAATGTATCCACCGCGTCTGCAAGCTCATCTTCTTCATTAAAAGCAACTGCCAGTTCTTGCTGAATCTCATCACGCATTCCCATGGCTTACTCCGTAATGACATAAGTGTTGATGTGATACTTCTCGCCCATAAAAGGCCCAAGCAGGTCAAGGATGAATTGCATATCGCCACTGATTGACTCTTCTTTGCCAGACACATAGGTTTTGCTTACAGACGTACCTGATTGCGCTGAGACGGTTTTAGATGCAACAACACCTTCTTTTGTTGTATAGAGTTGACCAGTTGCAGCAAGTTTCGCTAAGTAAGCACCTGCTGTAAGAATTGCATCTGGAACTTCGCCTTCTGGATATTCTGGTAAATTTCTAGCATTAAGCCACGCATTAGCCTGTATTACAGCAAGGTTAGGATCACCAGTTCCCCACCAGTTAGGCCCTAGCTTTAAAGTCACACTTTCGACTGTCACATAGTTCATAGCTTAATCCTAAAAATCTAATTAAGAAGGACGGCCCGAAAGCCGCCCTGCTTTAGTTATGCACCACCATTAAGCGGAGCTTCTGGCACTGGAACCGCTACTTCAGGGTCTGTGATGCCATAATCTGCTGCTGTTTTGGCAGGATCGAACATTGTGCCCGCTGCTAATGTGTCAGTTGCATCATCAGCATATCGGCGGTCTGTTGGGTATTGGTATTTGTAGTCTGGTTGCTTCTCAGCCATGACTGATCTCCTTAAAGGTTAGTAATTAGGAAGCGGATTGAGGTGTCTTCTGGTGACGTCACAAGATCCCAGTTTTCAGCTTTTTGTAAATCTGCCCAAGAAGCACTTAAAGATTCACGCTCAGTACCACCGGTTAAAGTGTCTTTAGGTGCAATGAAGCTAAAACCTTGTGGATGGATCAACATATTGCGACGAGTCCAAAGGGTTTCATGACCGGCACCATTACCAGTTGATTGGGTTTCTTCAACTTTTAAGTCCTTCGCCCCAGGCACTGAGTCATATGCAAATGCACGTGGACCAGCAAGAATAGAAATAAACTTAGCATTTGCCCCAGTGCCGATTTGCGTGTTTCGGTCTGTTTCAATGACCGCGCGGCCGTTGTAAACCTTGATTGGAGGCAAGTTGTCACTAGTGGTTACCTCTTCAAGTAATTGTTGTTTACGCATCTTTGCAGCAATACGTGAATGCACAAACATCACACCACGTCCACGCAAACTTGCATTCATTGTGCTTTCAGCATCGATATAAGCGTCTACTGACCAACGAGACGAATCTGTCGCGGTTGCTAAGGAAATATCAGTAGTGAATCGTTTACCGTTTGCTTGGTCATAATTACGCAAACCAATAACTGTTGCTAAAGCTCGGTTTTCAGCGGCTTGTTGCCAATACTTATTCAGCATTCCACCGATAAGCTCAAGTGAATTGACTTTAGATAAATATTGCCCAAGAACTGACTCAAGGAAACCTTCGTTCAAAAATGCAACACGGCCTTGCATTTCACCTGCATCGATTGAGCGAGGCATTGCAATATCGGTCAGAATGGTGTTGCCATAGTTCTGTTCAACATTGCCATCCACACCGTTGATGTATGGGACAACAAAGGTTGAAGAACCGCTTGTTAGCAATGGACGTAATGATTCATCCGAAACAAATGCACCAGATTGTACAAGTGGCGAAACTGCCACAGGGTTTGGACGCAGATAAGATAAAACTACGTCACGGTTAAATACTTCTACTAAAGAAGGCATGGAGTTACTCCCAATAATTAATTATTAAATTCGCCATTCGCTACTGCTGTCTGGAACCCTTGAGGATCATTCTTTTGGAAATCCAAACGCTCTTGCGTGGTCATTTCACTTGGTTTCTTGGCAGCTCCACCACCTGAACCACCGCCAGAAGCCCCACTTCCTGACGCATTTGAAGCAACAATTAATGGCTTGAATGCCACATTGCCGCGAAACTCTTTTTTGAGGTCATCAATACTCAATGCACTAGGTTTGCCCTGCGAATCTAGTACACGTACTTTGACTTCACCGCTTTCAGTTGTTTCAACTTGAAGACGGTTTGTAATGTGTGGAAGCAATACTGCCTCCGAGCCTTTGATAGAAAGCTCACTTGCTAATGATTGTGCTGTTTGCCCGACAGTTAATTTGTAGACTTGGTCTTGCAGTGCTTTGGTCGCTTCTGTATGTTTAGCTTCGGCTTGCTCAAGTTTGGTTTGCCAAGATGCTTCCAATGCGGCTATATCGCCTTTCTTGCGTGCTGCTTCTTCAGTTTCTCGGCGAGCTTGATCTTCAGCCTCTTGACGTTTCTTTTGCTCAGCCTTTTTTTCAGCAAGCAATTCTTCGTTTTTCTTCTTAAGGCCTTCAATATCACTATTGTCTTGCTGCGGCAGACCTTCAATTTTTAAATAAAATGCACCATCTTTTTCTTCGTAAAGTGCTTTCATTTCTTCAGATAAGCCCTCTAGGCTATCGAGTTTGTATTTCATGTTATGCTCCCTGAGCGGTTTTGCAGTCACAAACTGCGGGCAATAAAAAAGCACCCGAAGGTGCTAAGGTTTAATTTATTTGGTAGGTTTGTTAATTCTTCTAAGCCATCGACGCAATCTGAACTTACTTCGCGTTGAAAGTCTTGAAAGCTCTAATGAGCCTTCGCCTGTTAAATCAATGATCATAATCCCAACCTCTTAAACATTTCTTCATCAAGCTTTTTGAGTTCTGCAAGTGTGAATGGCTGACCCGTTAAAGGATCGACAAACTTATCCAGAGAGTATTTACCCTCTTTGAAAAGTTTGTATCGTGATGGCCCAAGCCAAGACTTTTGAAAAACCACATCCTGCTTATCGAACCAGCCTTTAAACGTTGTATTTGAATCAACAACGCCTATTTCGCCTTCACCTTTCACTTTGTTGTTGAATGGACGCATACCGATTGTTTTACCTGATGGATCTACAACAGGTATTAGAATCGATCTACAGTTCGGGTGAAGTGGTGGCACAGGATGAGGTTCATCTTTCTTGTAAACCTTGTCTGAGTAGCCCATACAGATTTTAGAAGTGCGACTATCCAGTGTTGCTATGAACTTCACATACTCAACACCAATGGCAGTGTATGTTTCATTCAAGGCCACATTAGATACATGACTCCGAGCAGTACGAACCATTGTAGAAATCTGGTTTCTACTCTGATCAAGCAATCCATCTTGGTAATTAAGAGCTTTCTTTCCCTTAATTCGTTGGACAATTTGTTGATTAGTCTGGCCTTGTGATAATCCGTCTCTAAGTGTTTGCTCTACCCTGACACGAACATCATCGGCAATTCTCGCAAAGATAGAATCAAGTAACACACCACCACTTAAAGGTGCCTTCTTGGCCTTATTGATTAGTGTCTTACCATTTGGCTCTATTTTGCGATTAGCAAGGGTTTTAGCCTGATATAAAGCTTCGTATACTGCTAAAGCTGTAGCGCTTACTGTGAAGCTCTCAAGCAACCCTGATGCAATACTTGCCTGCCAAGTCTGAACCAATGTCCTAACTTCTTTTAAAACAGGTGTTGTGTATTGCCCTGCCATCAATGCTGTCTTTTCAGCATCTGACAGTTCATCAAGCAAATCTCTCAACTTAGATAACATCTCAAATGAAAGAGAATCAAATTGAGCTAGGAGATTGTTGATTTCAGTTGATGAAAGCCGATACAGATAAGCCTGATGTGATATTAGAGCATCAAGAAGTGCTTGTTGTGACAACTGGCTGTTCATTTGTCACTCCTGGTGTATATCCGGTCATTGGTCGATTGACCGCTTCACTTTCAACACGAAGCTGCTCATCTTCAAAACTAATCTCTGGTACTTTGCCCGTTGTTAGAATCTCATGGAATGTTTCCATACTCATGCGACCTGCAAGCACCATTTCCCAATAGAACTTAAGTGTATTAAGGTCAAGCTTACCTTTAGCAAAGTCTTGCTTAATTGTAAGTTTCGCTTTAGAACCACTTCCGTAATATGCAGCACACCACTTGATGGCATATTCCATCGCCTCATTGGTATTGGCCACACA